AGAGAGCGGCATATAATTATGATGCAGTTATTAATGCTGAACAATATGAAAATCTAACCAACTTTAATTTCGGAGAGAAATTTTTGTACGGCCGCGTGAACTTTCAGTTTGTACCGGTATATCTTGAGAAACAGTCCGCAGCAAGCTTAAAACCGCTCAATGATGCTACGGGGGATAATGCCGGCGGCCCAGAACAGAGTGCTATCAATTTTGTTGTAGACGCATTCAAAGACTTACAGCAAGTTTTTAAAAAGGCAGTTGCTCAAGGACAATTGGATCCGAATCACCCGTATCTTAGCAATTTGAATGTTTATAAATCTTTTGTTAGTCCAATAGAGCTTTTTAATACTCACCAAGACAATTATTCAACAGCGATAGTAAATCATTTCAGGGACAAGAAGATTCAAGTTAAAAATTTTCATGAATTTATGAATCACTTAGGGCCACTATTAATGCAATCTGTGTCGCGCCACCCATTTACTTTTTCTGCATTTTTAAAGAGTAGATATTGCCCTATTAACGTTAGCGGGTTAGCTATTGAAGTTGCCGATCTTGATTATTTTGACGACAGCAAAAAAATGAAACATTTCGTTCAAAGTGGCCACTGGGAATACTTCCTGAATGCATGCCGCTCGTTTGGTTTTATGGTTGACAAAAATATACCATGGAGAATAGTGGCAGATATCGGCTCAAGCGAGATGCTACAGTACGCCGCACAATATAACTTGCAGAAAACCAACAGGATCATAAACATCGGATATAGTCGGGCAGATTATATCTATTATGAAAAATTTAGAAAATATCTGCTTAGATTATATAACATGGTGAAATTACCAAAAATTCCGATTATTGAAGAATGTAACGGTCGTATTCGCACGCGTTATGTTGTGCCTGAGTCATATTCTGAAGATCAATTAACCAGAATTTTTACGGAAAGAGAATTGTTGGCATTTTTATTTGAAATTCGCATGCGCGAAGAGCCAAAAGAATTTACCAAACCCGAGAAAAAAACAATCCTTCGCGATTGTCTGTCGGTGTATGATCGCCTAGGCCCATCCCGTGCCGGCGTTGTTTTTGAAGTTACAATCAACCATCCATTTGACTATAGAGGCTCATTGAGTTATAATGTTAATAGGAACAAAAAAGGTTACGGAGAAAAAATTGTACTTTCAAAGTCTAGACGATAAATCAGAGTGCGTCGGAATATACACAAATGGTAAACTATATTTTGAGGATCTGCCGGTTAATCTAACAAAAACATGGCGCCATTCCGGTGCTATCACTGATAATTCTGTGGAATATGCGTGGATTATGACTGGCGGCAAGAATCTCGCTGAAGTCTGCCCGACCGATATATCTGCAAAATTGGCCTCGAATCAGGCCAAATTTAAAGCATACCTTCAGTCATTTAGAATAGCAAAAATTAATTTACGTGAATTGTGTTTTTACGATTTGGTGCCTGAAGACTTTTTGTTAAACTTTTGCGAAACTAAGAATCAGATTACAAAACATGTTTTTGAAAATTACGAAAAGCCGCGCAACTATGAGCATCTAGCCAGTGTACATAGACTACTGCACAAGATCAAATTTAACAATTTGACTACTAGCAACAAAGACTGCCGAGAGCTAATGACCAATTCAAGGGACCGCCTTCAACTTCAAAGGCTGTTGTCTGGGCCCTCACACGTTGATTATAATCTATTTGGTACAGTGACTGGTCGCTTGACAACATTCAGCAATTCTCTGCCAATTTTAACCATGAAAAAGACACACCGTAAAATAATCAAGCCCAAAAATGATTGGTTCCTCAGTTTGGATTATAATGGCGCCGAATTAAGAACAGTATTGGCTCTCGGCAATGAGCCGCAGCCCGATTGGGACATCCACCAGTGGAATGCAAAAAATGTGTTTGGCGGTGTTTTATCACGCGGAGAAGCTAAAGAAAAATTCTTTGCTTGGTTATACAATCCAGACTCAGACGCAATAAAAAGCGATCTGTATAACAGAGATAAAATATTATCCGATTATTATGTAGATGGAAAAGTTAACACCATGACCGGAAGAGCAGTTCCGGTAGAACACAGAAAAGCCTTTAACTATTTGATACAGAGTACGACGGCAGACTTAGTCATGGAACGCGCTGTTGAGATTGATAAGTTTCTAGAGGGAAAGAAATCATTTATATCACATATTGTGCATGACGAAATAGTTATTGATCTTGATGATTCAGAGCGTAGTGTGGCCCCTTTGATTAAAAATATTTTTGAAAATAATTCGCTCGGCAAATTTCGTGGCAACATCAATGCTGGAAAAAATTACTATGATCTTAAGGAGTTGATTTTGTGATATCACTTTTGGGTATTGGGACTGCTGGTGAAAATATTGTTAATTGCTTTTCCAACAACAAAGAGTATAACTGCTATGTTATGTCTGATAATGTTGAAAGAAATACAAAATACAAGCGAAAGATAAAATATCAAGCAAATCTTGAAGATTACGAAACAAGCACTCCCAACTTGGAGAAATTCTTTTCCAGTATGGAGGAACGTGTGCAAGTATTCTTGTGTGGTTCAGCGAGAACTGCTAACGCAACGTTGACTATCTTGCAACAACTAAAAGATAAGAAAATCGACATCTTTTACATTGAGCCAGATATTGATCTATTGTTGGGTGCTGCGAAACTCCAAGAACGTGCTATTTTTAGTGTTCTACAGCAATATGCGAGGTCCGGCTTATTCAACTCTTTTACAATTTTTAGTAACCCAATATTAGAAGAATCTATAGGCTCAGTACCTATTAAAAAATACTTTGAAACTATAAATAAAACTATTTATTATTGTGTACATTATAAGAACTTATTTGATCATACATCACCAATTATTGGGAATTTAGTGGCCGCCCCCGGCATTCAAAGAATCCGCTCTTTGGGGAGGATTGACCCACAAACTCTTCAAGAAAATTGGTATTTTGATCTTGACAGCTCTCGTGATGTATGTTATTATATCTGTATATCAACTGAAAAATTGGAAAAGGACGGAGATTTACACAAAAATATTATAGGCCATCTCAAAAATAAACCTAGGAATGCATTTAAAAATGTTTCTTATGCAATTTACGAGTCGCCTTTTGAAACAGACTTTGGGTTTTGCGTTGCCCATACCAACGTAATACAACAAAAAACTCTTGACAAGCTAGAGCAAGAGTAATACATTAGATGCTGAGGAAAGCTCAGTATACTTTATCAAAACAAAAAGGAGAAAAAAGTAATGTCTATTAACATGGAACTAATGAAACAAAAGCTCGCCACATTGCGTGGCGAGGGAACTAGAGATAATGGTACCTCACACTGGTTTAAGCCAGATGAAGGAGACCAAGATATTCGGATCGTGCCAACATCAGATGGTGATCCGTTAAAGGAAATGTATTTCCACTATAATGTGGGAGATCATAAGGGCGGTGTGCTTTGTCCGAAGCGCAACTTTGGCGAACGCTGTCCTATATGTGAATTCGCGTCATCTTTGTGGCGCGAGGGCACCGAGAAGAATGATGAGGAAAGCAAGAAGTTGGCAAAGTCGCTTTTTGTGCGTCAACGTTATTTCTCTCCGGTAGTGGTGCGTGGACGCGAGGATGAGGGTATTAAGGTCTATGGTTACGGAAAGACCGCGTATGAGTTGCTTTTAGGATATATTCTTGATCCTGAATACGGTGATATCACCGATTCGGTAGAGGGTACTGACATTACGCTCACTTATACGAAGCCCACTCGTCCCGGTGCGTACCCACAAACCAACTTGAAGATGCGTCGTAACACTAGTCCCCTCCTAAGTGACTCTGACGCTCTTCCCGGGCTTCTGGAAAATATGCCCGATTTTGACAGCTTGTTTGAGCGCCTGACGCCCGAACAGGTTGATGCCATTCTTGACGAACAGTTGGCCTCCGATTCTTCTGCTGAAGGTCGCTCGCGCCAAACTGAGTCGTATGGTAAAAAGGAAGCTAACGACGTTGACAAAGCCTTCGATGAGTTGATGGCTGGTTAACACATTAAGCCGATAGCGCCCCGGTTAATGGGCGCCCCTTTTCAACAACATAGAAGGAGAAATATTATGTTAGATTGGATGAAGTCCGTATGGGCTAAATGGAAGATACAGGTTACTGTCGTCGGAGGTGTCTTAGTTGTCGCAACCGCCTACGGGACCTGTTCTGTAGATCCGGCAACGGTGTCAGACAACACCACCATTGGGGAGACTACAAATTCTATTGAAGTTTCTTCCACCACCGCAACTGAAACAGCGAGCGGTGGAACCACGGAAGGCGGAACAACCACTGAAACTACAGGTGAGACAACAACTACTACGGAAACAACTACAACCGAGTAGTGAAAAAAGCCGCTGGCAGACCGGTAAAAAGTCTGCCGCTTTTAAGGAGATAAAGCAAAATGAGACTCGTTCTACCAGTCCTTGCTGCGACCCTATTGATGGGTTGTGGGGATAAGGATGAAGACACGGCGGAAGATACCGCCGCCTCTGCAGACACTGCAGTGGAGTAAAACAAAAGCCGCTGGCAGACCGGTGTAAAGTCTGCCG